CCTGTAAAGCGAAGCACTGGGTCTTTGTATTTCCCCAGCAGATAGTTGCCAAGCCCAGCAACTTCTGCGGTAGTGCTGTTCAACAGATCAAGCAAGGCGTATTGCTGTGCCTGATAAAGCGCAATGCTGTTGGCATTACTGGTTGTTTGTTTGCTTCCAGCAGGGCTCTGGGTCACTATGTAGTTGTAAAGAAGCTCATCGCCATACTGATTGATAAGAGTCTGGTAGGGCAACCCTGTGCCATCAGTGTTGAAGGTAGCCCCAGCGATTGGGTTGAGAACGCTCGACCTGCCCTTGAAGGTAAGGGTGCCATTGGCGCTCATGAAAAGGTAGCCCTGCTCACTGGTGTTGACCTGTTGTAGATAGTTCAGCACATTTGTGTCTTGGCTGATGGCGTACGCGCCCAGTGTGGAAGAGCCAGTATCTATGGCTCGAGCGCCTTGGTAGTTAATCTCTGAGTAGCTAAGCACTGTATTGATTCGGGTACCACTAGCTTCGGCAGCTGGTGTGACAGCGTTGAGGGCTTGGTTGGCAAGCACTGTGAACTGATCAGAGCAGGAGGCATACATCATGTCTTCGTTGCTGATGTCGTAATCAAGGTTCCAGTCAGTGACTAGACCCGTGTAGATAGGCACACCGTTGGCGAGCACCTGCACAGGGCAGCGAGGCAGTACAAATGGATAGTACGGACTAGAGGTGTTCCTAGGGTTTAGGATTTGGCTGGAGTTGTCAAAGGCGATTGTGGCAGTGCCGGCATTGAACTGGTCCAGCTGGCGTGACCTGCCCCTAGTGATGTTGATGGATTCAACAATGCTCGTCAGGTCAACCATGGTGACACCTCCCAGCGTTCCTCTGCCAGCGGTGTCCAGCACGCCGTAGAAGGCATCATTCAAAAGGAATGGAGTACCGAAGCCTGTGGTGCTTTGGAAGCCCACCATGACCTGAATCGTTGGGGTACTCATGCTGGTGCGAATACCGTTCCGCTACGCCTTTGGGCTCGCTGAATACTCTCAATGATTAACTGCCCCATCTGATCTGGGGTACTCACAAGGCCAGCTTGAACTGTGATGTTCATGCCACCACCCATACTTCCCATTTTGGAAAGAGGGATTACCGCCTCTGGGCCGCGCTCCCCGATAAGGGCAAGGGTTGGAGAGCTTACGATGCCTCCGTTTGCCAGCATGGGGATGTCTGGAACCTCGAAGCCGTTGCCTCCGATGCCTGGCACCCAGTCTGGAATCTTGAACTTGAGTTTGCCGATTGTGTTGTTCCAGAGTTTGCCAATGGCGTTAAAGATGCCTTTATAGACTCCCATCACAAAAGTCAAGTATCCAGTGATGGCATCCATGCCGCCCTTGATGCCTGTCTTGATGGCATCGAATACTGCGTCAACGATGTCTCGGAAAGCATCAAACTTCTTGTAGGCGATGACTAGGCCTACGACTAAGGCAGCGATGGCTAGAGCGAAGAGAACTACTGGGTTAGCGGCCATAACAACGTTGAAGGCTGTTTGGATACCCGTGAAGACCGTGGTCGCTACTCCCCAAGCGGTAATGGCTGCGTTAGCGATAACTACGGCAGCTGCGATACCACCAATGGCACCAGCCACTACCAAGAAGATTGTTGTGTTGTCCTGAGCCCATTGACCCATGGCCTGAAGCACTGGCAATGCTGCTTCAATCACTGGTAGAAGTGCAGCGCCTATGGTCTCTTTGGTTTCAGCTAGGCCAACCGAGAGCCGTTTGAATTGTCCTTCAGCAGTGCCGGCAGCTGTGCTTGCCTGGTCCATAAAAGTGCCAGACAGTGCGGCCATCATCTCATCTGCTGACGCGCCATCTTTCTCCATTTGCTTTAGCTCAGGTGACAGTTTGCCTAGAGCAGTCGTGGAACCAGCTGCAGCCTTTGCAAGTGCTTCGGTAACCGTGTTTAGATTTTTGCCTGTACCAGCCGACACATCCATTGCCAAAGAAGCGAGCTCTTGAGCTTTGGTGACATCATGAGTTTGGGTAACAAGTCGAGCGAGCGCAGGTCTTAACTCATCATCCGAAATCCCCAGCAATTTACCTTGGGTACTAATCCAGCTCTCATTGGCTGTGATCTGTGCATCAGTAGCGCCAGTGGTGTTGCGAAGTGTCAAGGCCAGTTTCTGCTGTGCAGCGTCATCCTCGATAGCACCCTTAGCGGCATCACCAAGAGCGACAGCCAAACCTGCTAAGGCAAGCCCTGCTGGGACTGCTGCCTTCTTGATTGCAAACTGGGCCTTCTGGCCACTGGTCTCCAGCTGCTTGAACTGCGCCACGGCCTTAGAAATTCCAGAACCGTCAAATTCCGAGATGATTGGGATGTTGATAGCCATTACTTCATGCCCTCATTTACGGTAGCGATTACGCGCAACACTAGCGCTCTCAGCTCAGCCTGTATGGAAGGCAGGGCTTGCTCTGCTGATGGCCACAGAATGCGGCTGGTGCGCGCTGACAGGTTTTCAGATAGCAAGGTTGCCTTGCCACGACCAGCGACTTCAAGCACTACTGCACCAGGGTCTGACTGGGTAACATAAATGACATTGGCATCGTTGCGGCGAGTAGAGAACTTGACCTTTAGACCTTTGACAGCTTTGGCTTTGGTATAGGGAAAGAGTTTCTTGTTGCCCTGTGTCCAGTTGCGATTTATTCCAGACAATGGGGCATCTGGGTATCGAGATGCAGCAAGAGTAATAAGCGGTTGCGCTATTTGTTTAGCGTCAGCGTTGAACTGTTTGCGCAGGTCTTTGTCAATCTTGTTCAAAGCTTTGATGGCCTCTTTAGCGCCCACAATTTCAACGGATGCCGTGGCTGTCACTTGCGCCTCGATTTGTTAATCACATCAATGACTGTGTTCATGTCTTGCATTTCGAATGGTATTTGTGGAGGCCACCACCCAGTCTCAACCAGCAGTTCTGCTAGAGATCGTGAGTAGGTGCCTCGCTGGTGGGGTTTGTGGGTTCATCCGTTACCACTTCAATATTGACCAGGCGCTTCACATAGTCATCAAAGACTGCCGGCACTGAAATGCCGTGTACTTTGCAAGCCTCAAATGCCATGAATGCCAAGTCCTCGAGACCTACGCCAGTAGCGAGGTTGGAGGCTTTCTGTTTGAACTTTCGTTCCCAGGCAATTATGACATACAGGTTTGTTTTGACTTCGTATGTGGTTTGGTCTGTTGTGACTTTGAGCGTGAGTTGCATGATATGGTTTCTTGTTTATGGTGCGGTGATGTCGCGTACCCAGGTGCCGCCAGTAAAACTTGCTTCGACAGTTGCAAGCTCTGAAACCGTTGAATTTATCGGTGTAAAGGAGGCCAGCATGCAATTACTGATTACATATTCTGGATTGCTTGCAGACTCTGTTGCGCCTGATGGTGAGATAGTAAGTGTGGTGGTGCCAGTGCCCACGCATGATGCAAGGATTGCTTCTACTTCGGTAGCGCCGTAGCTCAGGAAGAAGGTGATGCTCACCTCCACTGATTGAAGGCCTCCAACGAAGCGGTGGCCCGTGTCCCCGAAGGCAGTTGACTCAAGGCTGTCCTGGCCAATAGTGATGACACAGGCGTTTGCCTGATCGGATAAATCCGTGGTTGTAACACCCTGGGTGATTCCGATAGTTGCGTTGGATAGGAATGTTGTTGTTGCCATTGGTGGCTCCTTTTTGTTAGTTGCGCCGCACTGCTACGGCAACGGTCATGTCATAGCAAGGAAGCATCTGCTCGCCGTATGAAGCGAGAGATGGCCTTCCATCCACTATGGCGATTGGTGAGTTCATGATGGTGTCAACGGTGGTCATGAGATAGTCACCGCTGTCTTGGTTGCCTGGTGGCCCAGCAAGTACGCGAATGACAAGCCTGATGTCTCCGACATTGTAAGTGAAGGCATCAAGGGTGGGTAGCTCAATCATTACTGATAGAGGGCGAGCGTTGCGCGGGTCAGTGACAGGCTTGAGGCCTAAAGCTGTGAGTGCAGTCTTGGTTGCGTTTACTGCCTCGTAGAGAATGCCCGTTGCAGCCATTACGCGACCTGAGGCCTACCACAGCCCAGGAGCTGCATGATCTGGCCAAGTGACATGGTTGGTGTGCCCATGCCCATGGAATCAAAGCTTGAATAGCCATCTACGGCACCGCGCGAGCGGTACTGCATTGCTGCATACATTACTGTTCCCAATTTGGCTGCCCCGTCTGGAGCGCTTGAGAGGCTGTCTGTGTAGCCCGCCTCTCTACGCTTACGGAACGCCCAACTATTAGCCGCAGAGACGCATACAGCGATGAATGCGGTGTCATTGGCGGTAGCGACCTCGATGCCCAGCCAACTGGTTACATCCGCGCTTGTAATCCAACTCGGGCTGGGGGTAAAAGCGACTGTGCCGGTGGCAATGCTTCGCTCTAGGTCGTCGCCCGCGCTGACGTAGATGAACTGGTTAGGGATAATGACCTGATAATCAAAGAGCAGGTCGCCCTCTTCGGATAGTCCAATGAACTCATAAGGCTCGGTAGAAATAACAGTGTGAGTGCCGTTGAAGTTGTGCGCCGCGCCTGCTACAACTACCGAGTCTTGAGGTTGGATGTCCGTATCTACGAAAGTCTGCAAGACGGCATAGTCCTCTAGTCGCGTGTGAAAAGCGAGGTTGAAGGTAGCCATGGTCTTGCAGTCTTTCTAGATCGTCTTTATCAGACGAAGGCAGCCTTGATGCTGAGAGTTGGGTCAATGAGCTTCGATGCCCAGTACCCTCTGAATGCAATTTGGCGTGAAAGCTGTGAAGGCTGTTCAACGCTGATTGCGCCCTTAGGGGTTTCCCAGTTCTCGAGGGCACGAGGGTCAAGGATGGTCATGCCAGCTGATGTAAGGTTGCGGTCAACCACTACGCGGAGACCGAAGGCAAATGCGCCTGTGGTGCTCGCTGCGTTAAGTGAACCGTAAGCGTTCATTGGGCCTACCTGTGGGAAGAGTGGGCGGTCAGCTGTATCGCTGAGGCTGCCCATTAACTTCCACACATTTGGAGACACAGCCAGGATTGATGGCAGGTTGCCATTTGAGCCTGTAAGGATGTCTGCAGCTGCGGTGTACATCCACTCGACCCAGTATGCAGGGTCTGCGATTGATGCGTTTGCAAAGTTGTTGCTGTTGGTTGTACCAGTCTGCAATTCAGAGCAAGCGAGCAAGTCCGTACGATCAGCATAGACACGAGCCATGTCATCGAGAAGTGCGCCAAGGACTTCTGGTTGAGACCAGTCAAGCGAAGCTTCTGAGATTTCTACATAGCCACCTTGGATTGTCTTGGTGATTTGTACATCGTTGATTTCAAACTGTGATGCTGTGATGGTCGTGTTCTGCGTAGCAGTGCCCACGCTGTTGTGGACTGAGACCACTGGGCGGATGAAGATGGCACCACCCTGGGGCATTGCGCGTACTGATGTGGCATCCACAAGAGGCCTTGAACCTACAAACGAGTTGAAGATAGGGGCCACAATTGGGGTCGGGATGACTCCA